TTACGGTTACTCTCAATATTTTCTTTCGCGGTTTTAATCTTTTCGTCATATATAGCAATCTTTGATTGTACATCTCCACTAACTAAATTTTGGTCACTGTGTGCTTTACTCAAGAAACCAAAGATACCCATGCTCGTCATTAATGCCAATGCAAGAACGGCAGGAATCAAATATAGCTTGAGAAGAAAACTCACACGCTCCCAATATAGTTTCAACCAAACAGTGGTTACAATCTTCGATAGTTCTAGGATAGAGCCCATGATAATGATTGGTACTACTGCACCAGCAAAGATAGCAGTAAGTCCTGAAATACTGTACCAAGCGGCAATAGCACTTAATGAAAGTGCTACTAGTAGTGTAAAATTGGAAAAGGTGAATATTCTTTTTAGCATAATATGTATTTATTTAAATAATTCCCCGTAATAATCTAAAAAGGTAATTAAGGGTAATATCAATTTCTGAGGTATGCCCGGTCCTTGATGTGCGAAATAGGTGACCGAGGCCCCGCCTCGGTGTTCATCTCTGAGGTTAATTCTAACTATCTCTAGCTTATTACCATCTTCAAAGACATGAACATCACCTTCTTTTAAACCATGTTGTGGTAAATCTGAAGGATCAACTATCATACTTGATTGACCCAGCCTTCTTTACAATGCGGGCAATGTTCTTGACCGTCTAACTCAATTAATTCATCGGCACTAACAAGTTTACCGCAACTAAAACATTCTGCTTCGTCACCATCAACTTCTGTTAATTCTTCAGCATCTATTGCCGCCCAACGTGCTTCACGTTCTTGACGTTCTTTTTCATCCTTGACACCTTCTTCAGTCAGTACTAAATCACTGTCACACATTGGACAGATATCTTTGGTACTATGAGATTCTTCTTCAGTACTGTAGTAGTCTTCAATTAATGTGCCATCTTCACGCAGGTACTGGGTAAGTGTTTGATAACTCTTGCCTTCCCAACGACACTTGGTACATTTGTGTGTTGGTGGAGTATCTTCGGGTGCATGGTGATAACTATCTTCGTCACCGTATTCGTATGTAACTTCATACCCACCCTTGCGGTCAGTCCAACAGTCATCGTATTGAAAGTCCCATTCAATCTCAACGTCACTATTCCAAGCCTCATCAATGATTTCTTCAATGTCGGCTTCACCACTTTCTAGCTGTTTAATCAAATCAGCAATCTCATCTTCATCCATGTCTGGATAAATTTCAGTTAAAATATCTTCATCAAGTTCAAAAGTGTATTGTCTATCTACCTGATGCCACTCATGTTTTACAATAGTTACCATAATATTATCCTCTTAAAAATTCTATTATACTTGTTTTTATAATAAAAGTAAAAGAAATAGGATAAATACCATGAATGGATCACCAAAAAATAAAAAAAACAAAAATGCAATTAAACCAAATAATGCTCGGTCAAATTTATCCATGTAGTTCGCTTAATGCTTGTCTTAGTGATTCAACGGTCTCGTCAATGTTTGTTATCTTATCGATACCAAAAAGACCTATACGGAATGTTTGGAAATCAGCACGTTCACCAATTTCTAATCTTACACCTGATGCTGTTTGATAACCAACATCACGGAATTTTTTACCTGATTGTAGCCCTTCATCAGTAGTATAACAGACAACTACACCTGGAGCATAATAACCATCTTCTGCTACACAGGGGAAACCACTGTTAGTAAACAATTCTCTAACCTGTCTAGCCAACTCATGTGCTTGTCTTTTTAGAGTTTCAAATCCTAATTTTTCTGTTTCAATCATGGTATCACGTAGTGTACGTAATGCATCAGTTGGCATAGTAGTATGATACATAAATGTACCTTGCTCATACTTTTCCATAATCTGTGTCCACTTTAACACATCCATGCTATAGCTTGTGCTTTTGGTATTATTTAATACTTGTCTAGCACGACTGCTCATACCAATCAAAGCGCAACAAGGAGAACTACTCCAAACTTTTTGAGGTGCTGTAATCAACACATCAACTAGACATTCTTGCATGTCAATAAAATGTGCTCCACTGGCAATACAGTCTAGTACAAACAATGCACCAACATCACGACACGCTTGCCCAATATCTCTAATATACTCATCAGTTAACATGACCCCGGTGCTGGTTTCAACGTGAGGTGCAAATACAATTGCTGGTTTTTCCTTATGGATAAAATCACATACCTGGTAATTATAAGGTGGAATATAAACTCCTTGATATGCAGGTGTTATTTGACGACCATTGATAGTCTCAACATCACCGGTAATACCAGCCATGTCAAAAATCTCGCTCCAACGATAGCTGAACCATCCATTGCGAATGATTAGTACCTTTTTATCATTGGCAAACTGTCTGGCAACTGCTTCCATACCAAATGTGCCACTACCAGGAATAATCACTGTTGAATCTGCATTATAAGCAGATTTAAGTATTCGGCTGATATCTTTCATTACGTCTACAAATTCATCACTCATGTGATTTAGACTTCGGTCTGTATAGACTACAGAAAATTCTTTTAGTTGGGTGTATGCCATGTTTTATATTCCTAGTAATATCTATATTTAGCTGTTTATTGATTAAATCACTCTAAATCAAAATGTTTCAATATTAAATCCCCTGCCTGATAAGGTTCAGCGGTATATGCAATATCAACGCATTCTCTGATAATCAACTCTGCAAAAAATTCTAATTCTTTATTAGTTACTGCCTCATTTTCATATGCAATATATAACCCGGATTTTTCTAATTTCTTTTTAATAATATCATTCATAGTTTTTCCAATTTAATTATAGGTAAACCTTTGCGTTTTCCTTTGGTCATGGTCTCAAACGAACCCATTAATATTTTTACCTGTTTATTGTACAACATGGTTTCAGTAAAATAGGGAGCATAATATGCTGTGTTCTGTGCTACCCAATCACCTTTTACCATGGGTGCTAGTGCCGCAAAAAACTCTGTACATTCCCTATTACGTGCAACAAACAAATACTCACTGGTGCTATCTGATAATGAGCCTCCACGAAACCTTACACGGTAACCCATTGCCTGTGCTACTTTAATTTCCAATGACACATCACCATTGGGAAATTTAAAAAGATTATCCGGATCAACATCCGCTCTTCCAGCGACAACTTCAATGCCCAACTTAGTTGAGAAATGAGCCGCGGACACTTGCTCCAATAACTTAGAACATAGTTCTGAAATAACTTTTTGTCCTACATCATATTTAGATGAGGGTAAATTGTCACATACTTCTTTTATGATTATTTTAAAATCATCAACTGTAAAACATTGTTGAATCATTAAACAATCTTTCCAAGCCCTATATAAATTAGTTGATCCAATTCGTACTGGTAATCTTTACCAGTCCTACGTTTAAGCCAAATTGTTTCTAATAATTCTTTGCCAGAAGTTGATACATCAAAGCCCATACCTCGACTTTCAAGTTCCTCAATGAGGTCTTCGCTGTCAAAATCATCTAACTCTACGTCAACCTCAACCTCTTTGTAAATGGTATGATATCTGCTCATTCTTCAACTCCAAAATGTTCTTTAATAATACCACCCAATGTTAGTCCATCAACATGAAAATTGCAATGTGCAACTTCAACACATTCCCGCACAATCAACTCGGCGAACTTTTCATCACGAATACGATTATATCTCACAATCTCTCTAAGGTCAGGTTCAATAACCCTAGCCAACGTATCAGCTTGTTTGGTTAATTTATAAATTAGTTCATTCATTTATCGTCCCTAAATCTTACAAATCGAGGGAAGCGCAAACTGTATGTACCATCTTGATTCTGTGTAATCACATCACACAAGATTTCGGCTGTACGACCAATAACACTATTGCTATTAGCCCAATAATCATCACGATCCTCGTCACTAAAGCCACTACCAACGTTAACAGTAATTTCCTTACCATCGTCAACACCATTGCATACAAGAGCACCAAGACGACCTTTATTACGTCCAGTACCTTCTTCAATGCCAACTACTTCTAAGTCAACTGTGATTGTTGGCTTCCACTTCATCCAAAATGTATTACGTTTACATTCATAGGGAGCATCAACATTTTTAATCATGATGCCCTCAAATCCTGCATTAACATTATCCTTAGCATAACGTTCTAGTTGATTTTTACCTTCTGCGGTATCCAAGTTAACCATGATGTGTGGTAACAATTCAACATTGGGCATTGTATCAACTACAGGTCTCATGGCTTCAAGTAAATCAATACGTTTGCTTAATTGTGCATTCCAATATCCTCTGCGGAAGTCGGCTAGTGGAATAATGTCAAAAATATTGAACACACTATCATCAGCCTGTGCGTTTTCTTTACGGCGTGCCTGGCGCATGAGTTCTTGGAATGTATTACCAATCACTTCACCATCAAGTACAAAGCCATCAATTAGTCCACGACCTTGATCCGTACCACGTGTTGCCCGGCAAATTTTAGCGTAATTGTTTTCTACTTGTTCTTCAATGTGTCTAAAGTTTTCAAACACTTTACCATTGCGACTATAGCAAATTGTAGTCATGCCATTATCGCTAGGAATAACAACTAACAATACACGAACACCATCAAGTTTAGGCTCCAGACGTTTGATGCCCTTCATTTCAGGGCGACCTTCGCTATTGGTTGCAAGTTGACAACCAAACACCGGAATCTCGTAATCAGTCTTTTTACAAATTTTATTGATAGTCTTTTCACTAATACCCGCACGTAAGTCACGGCGAATAACAGGAGCACAAAATGTGTTCCACTCTGTACTATCAAAACGTTCACTCATTTCCTGAATAGCATCACGTGCGGCATGTCCTGTTAGACCACGTTGACCTAACTCACTCAATAGTTGGTTAAAGTCTTCCCAGGGATTTTCTGCATCAACAATACCAATTGTATCGGGTACTTGTTTGACACCAAACGTCACATAGGGATTATAGCAAACTTTGGTTAGTGTTAAAAATTTAATAGCATTTGTGCTACCAAGGACACTTGCCTCAAGTGCCTGTTTGAGTACATCTTCCTTGTGAAGTCTGCTATCACTTTCATTTAGTTTCTTAATCCAACTTGCTGACATGTTTTTCCTTAGACGGTATTTGAAATATTTTGTTTAGTGGGTTGTTTAGTAGGTTTCTTTTTAGATTCTAATTCTTCTATGCGACTGGCGCATTCTGTTATCACCTCATCAGGAACATACTTGTACTGATTCAACAATGAACAACGATAATCAATTGAAACAATATCCGGGTCATCTTCTAAGTCCGCTCCTGGATCTGTTTTCATCCAGAACAACAACACCACTAGTCCCAGAATTACGTAAAATATTGTCTTGTTGTTATTCATTTGTTTGACTTCACGGTTACATGGAAGAAACTATGTGCAACTACCATTGCCAACCAGGTATCAAATGTATATGGTACATTTAGAGTTGGGAACAATGTATTCAATGCCCAGATATATCCAAACGGTGCAAATACGATTGTAAGAATAACAAAAATTACAAAGGGGACTAGAGCCATTTTAAACATATATTTCCTTATTTTGCTTGTTCAACAGTTACTTGTTTTACCTTATCAACACCGTTATCAAGCATTTTAGCGATTCCGCTAAAGCCTACTGTAGAGATGATGATACCAAAAATGACGCCTGCAATAAAATTTGTCATTGTTAAGTCCTAAAGAAAAGTTGAGAATGATTCATTGTAAACTATTTGGCATTTACTGTCAAATGATTTTTACCCGATTTAACTGAGTACTATTGTCACGATGTGCCTTAACAGTACCATAGATATCACGTTGTTGACCAACTGGTAATTCTTGTTTGTACGCAAAGAACACAACCTGTTCGTCACTGGTAATTCCAGTAATGTAATGTGTGTCCCATTTTTGTGAGTAAACGGATTTCAGTACTTCAATTGTACATGAGACCTTACTACCAATAGTACCAACCATTCCGCCTGTAGCAAACGCAATACGCTGGTCTACTGTTTGACGCTTGACACCGCGCTCATAGCAACTTGGAAGACTTGTGATAACAGCAATGTCAAAGCAATCATTGATAATATCACGGTTACTGATTACCATAGCAGTATTATCAAACTGACTTAATTTAATACCTTTAAGAATCTTGAATGTAAGTCCTTGATAAAATGCACGAACCTTGCGACCTTGTTCCATATCCTTTTCGGTTATTTGAGTAGGATCAACTAACAAATTTTCAACAAGCTGACGATTGGATAGTTTATTTATTTGAGGGTCACTTTCCGACAACAAACTCAATTTAACGTAACTATTATTGATACGTTGTGCCTGACATGCCGCGGCCCAAACTGTGTCAGCAACAAGATTTAGGGGTACGGGTTTTTGATATTTGGGCATGATTAATCCTTACAGTCTACTAACAATGATAACTTTAACAAAAAATACTGCAATAACAACCAGTGTAGTGATTATAATCTGTGTGTCAGTCATGATTAAGCCTTTGCATAATGCTTGTTAACATTGTCCTGAATCAACTGATTGAAGCCGGCAACTGTAACTGGATAACCTCTTTCCTTAAGATGTTTTTTGATATGAGGCAACAGATAACCTTTGGACTCAACAATTGTTAATGGAGCCTCACCACCTGCCAAACGATTGAAATATTCTTCAACTGTGAAATTTTTGCACAAGAAGGTAATGAATGTACCTTTACCGCCCCTAGCATATTTAAAACGTGCAACAAATTTACCATTGTAGTTAACGTACTCAGTACCATTGAATTCAGATTTGATAAATGCAGTCATATTTTTCTCCTTAAACGTTGTAAGTGTGACCAGTTAAAACATTCACTACCTTTGCACCAGGACCAAATGCGGCACGCATTTCAAACAATTCCTCATCACTTGGACCTTTGTAGTTTTTGCGATAAGCCTCGATTGCAATACGGTCTTCAATTTTACGTTGAACCAAACTGTTGTCAAGTTCAAGCTGACCAATCCAACCTGCTGTTACAAAATTTTGCAACATATCTTCAAAAGGAATACGGTCATTTGAATTCCAACGAACAACAGGACCAGACTTGCTGTTTGTTTCGTCAATATAAAACTGTGATTTGTATTTTGCATCTACCATTTGAAAGCTCCTTTAATCAACTCAATATAAGTATTATATGCCCAAACCCATTTATCGTCAACCTTTTTGTATGTTGTTGATTTACAACGGTTTTTTTGGGGTATTTTATACACAAAAAAGCCCTTTTTTGGGCTTTTTTGTCGGTTAATTAAGAGAATTCAAAGTGTGATATCCCCAAGGTTTACTGAAATAGTCATTCAAAGTTTTTTGCAAGGCCGTGTCATTTGAGATTTCCCAACCGCAACACCAATATTTGTAGATTGGGTTCTGAGTAGAAGGGCTACTAAAATTCTTATCCATTAACCAAGGGGCAAATTCTGTATTGGTAGTACCCACTACAACATCACTTAATTGTAATCCAACTACCTCTAGAAATGCCCGCATTTTTAAATTTCTTAAGTCTTCGTTGTTTACAATTTCTTCCGGAGCTACACTAGATACCGCAAAACTATATATCATGCTATCAAAAAATGTTGAGGGTACTTTATTCACTCCCACATCTGCACCCATGTAACTTGCTGTTAGTATTACTTTTTTGTTGTAAGAATTAAATATTGACTTGATTTGATTTACTTCATTCTGCCCATAAGCATCATTTAAAAATAACTTTGCAACAGACTGCAGGTCACTGATTCCTGGTTTATCAGATAGAGTTGCATTCATGTTTACTGCAGGGTAGTCAACATAGTTCCATATGGGCGTATCAGTTCCTAAATATGTAGCATATGATAGCTTGCCAGAGAATACTGCTTTAACCTGATTGATTAAGAACACCCAGTACTGAAGGTGTTGTGCGGAATATAAATCCCCTTCACCAATAAATATTCCGTCAACATAGTGAGTTTCTGCTTGACTAACCACAGGCATCATATAGTTTACAGTATTAACAAACATACTCTGTTCACTGTATTTTGTGAAATCAACACGTAGACCGCAATCTGAAACACTATCCACGGGAGGCATTGATATCCAAACTTTTAACCCTTGACTTTTTGCGTAGTCAACTAGTTTCCATAGTGCTTTGGGTGGGGTCTTTACGCTTTCGGGTACATCATTTAATGCCACTTTGCCAGTGTCTTTATTGATGGGAGTTTCTAACTGAAAGATAACACCTGTGAAACCGATTGCCTTGATTTGGTCAATCATTACGCTAACGGCCTCAAATGATGTTGTTTGATAACCTTTGCTATTAAATGAGTTAGCTGGTGTATCGTATCGGTAGTCAATTCTTGCTAGGCGAAAATTCCCATTCAATATAGCTGGCGTAGCAAACGTGCTAGCAGTAATTTGCTGGGAAGTAGCAACTGGAGTCGAAACAGGGCTAGTAGCACTTCCGCCTCCACCACATGCAGTAAGAACAAAACCAAATAAAGTTGCAATTAAGCCAACACGTATCATGGACATCACCATAAGTTTGTTAAGATGTAGTAATCATACTACATTACCAAATTATTGTCAACCTATGGATTATTCTAGTAATAGATTTTTGGGTACATCTTGATGCCACTCAGTCACTTCTTGGTTGCTGATTAGTTTTAGTTCATCACCTGTATATTTTTGACCCAAATTGTTTTCATCTACCCACTTGTTGTAAACCTCAATGCATTGGTCATAATTCTTAATGATTTGTCTTTTTTCAGCTAGGGTTTGTAATTTAATAGGTACCCCGGTTACCAGTGTACCATTTACAACTAATTGTCGGATTCCCATATAGGCTTTGGTATACTTCTCACTATGATGCGCTAGGTAGTTTTGGTCTGCTATTGTTAAATTAGTTTTTAATTTATTTAAAACTGTTAATTCTTTTGATTTGTTAGACCATACAGTATGGTCATAATCTATTAATTTAACATCTTGCATACTACCCAAATCACTTATTAACTTGTGACACTTATTCCAATCACTCCACTCAATTGAAAAAATATCGTTCCATGTTTTCTTTTCTTGATTTGGAAATATGTCTAGGTTTAATATGTAATTTTCAATGTTTTTTAAATCTTGTTCATAGTTAAAATAACTATTAACTTGAAAGTGGTCATCTACCCATTTTAAGTAGTTTTTGTATCTGGTTAAATGATAGTTCAATGACTGCGGATCTATAGTGATACCGTTTTTATAAATGTCATAGAATGCGCTTATTTTTTCAACGTGACTATAAACATTTAATTTTTTACTGTGATTTGCAATAGACCAACTGATACCATGTTCAAATAAATTTTCTCGTCTACCTGAAATTACAAAAAAGTTTTCATTGATGTAATTATAAAAACGTGTTTGGTCTGCTATACTATCTTGTCTTGCTACAATGTGATACTGTGCTAGTCTTGCAGTTTTATAATGGTCAGCTTCATCTAATAGTTTAACGACTTCTTCTAGTGATTGATAGTAGCCCCATTTATCGCTTGGTGGTTTACCTAATATTACTCGGTTATATGTTTGATTATAAAAAGGTTCTATACCATTTGTTATCTCATGCAAATTGATAACAGGCTTGTCGTATACGTGACCTGCCATGTATATAGTAATCAATCGTTGTAGTAAGGTACTACCAACTCTATCTGGGGTTAGGATAAGAACGTTCATTAACTATTTATTAGCCGTGGATAGAGGATCAAAAGATCCTCTATTGTTACCTAATCAAGAATTACTTCTTGGTAGTGGTACCGGCGTTAACAAATGCGTACATTTTCTCCGCGGCTTCTAGAACCTTATCGATTCCTGGAAACTCTGGCATTCCTACAGTGGTTACCAACTTGCCTGTCTTTTCATCTTTGGCAGTTGACATTTCCCAACCTTGGAACTTGTAGCTGTACTCAGCTTGAACAGCATCTTTAGCTAGTGCTAGGATGTCTGCACGGATTTCATATCCGTTTTTGTTGAATTTAACTTCTGGTAGTTTTGGTGTTTCAAATGACATATCAATCTCCTTTAAATTTATTGTGTGTCTGTGTTGGCTTCTGGTTCAGCTTTAGCCCTTGCTGTTTCTTTCTTTGGATAGAAAAAATTGGTTACTGCATCTACATTATAAGCAGTCATATCTATTGTATTCTTTGCTAGCATTTTTGCAAATACTGTTTGGGCATCTATAAAGTTATGACAAATCTTATTGATTGTCTTATCTTTATAAATTTCATCCGTTAGTATTTTCTTGCCTGATTGAAAACCGTCAATAAAAAGATTCATGAACATATATTATCCCCTTTAAATAATTGTTAACTTTGGTATTCTTTTACCAAAGTAGTCTGCTACTGCTAGATTAATATCAGTAGCTTCTGCTACATATGTAGCAAACTTTGGACTATCTAGTTCAATAGTAGCCAAAATCTCGCCTTGAGTATTGGTCATGATAATACCATATTTAGCGCATAAGTGTCTGATAACATGATTGGTACTCAGGCATATCATTTCACCTTTGCGTATGTTATTGACACGGCACCACTGAATTGCACGTTTCATTAACATGTTACCTAAACCCTGTCCCTGATATTCTTTTAGTACGCTGAATGCCAATTCCATTTCACTATCAAGTGCAATGTGTGCTATGGCTACAAACTCAAGGTCAGCATTTTCTATAGCAAAGAGAACATGTTTACTAGCATTGGCTTCAAACTTGTCACAGAGTTGGTCAAGTACATAATCAGTAACTGGATAGCCGAACCTGAGTACCTTGCTATCTGTATCCAAGGACTTAAGGTGTGTGCGATATTTGCCATACTCATGTGGCAATACGCGGCGAACTGTTGTGAGCATGGCTTAATACCAGTACTTGCCTTTAGTCACTGCTTCAGCACGGGCCTGCTGGATATCTTTGATGATTTCATAAACGCTTGTAAGAAATTTTTTCATTATGCGTTACTCCCAAAAAAACTAGTTCTGCGATAGTCATATTGACGAATCCAGTATTCTATTTCTGCGGCTGAAGATGGGTTTTTTGATGCGACATAGCGTTCTACGTCTGAATGTAAATTAGGTGTGAACCACTTATTTACTAAGTTGAATAGTTTTGACATTTTAATTTTCCTGTGTGTAATGTGTGTCAATTTTTATAGAATTGTAACTACAATGTATTTATCTAATATAATTAGATTCTATTAATTTATCAACTATTATGGTTGATGTTTTTATATCGTAGTGATATCTGTCTCTAGCCCAATCTACAGGCCTATATTGTATTACCGGAGTATTGAGTTTGGCAAACTCAATCCAAAATTCTTTTTTAAATTCAGCGCCCACAAAGTCTGGGACAAAGCTGTTTATCAATACAGTATTGGATTTGTGACATGCATCTATACTATTTTGTATACATTCAATTGTATGCATTGCATCATTAGATGACTGACTCTCCTTAAGAAAATATATTCTTCT